CAATATCCTGAGCCGTCAGCCCCAATGCCTCTAACTTCGCATTAGTAGCCGCCAACTGCGCCGTGAAATTAGCCTGAGCCGTAGCCTCTGCCTCTGCTTTGGCTTGGGCATCTGCTTGGGCTTGAGCGATAGCATCTAAATCGGCTTGGGTTGGCTCGCTATTTAGTTGAGCAAAATAGGTGTCTTTAGACATTGAAGTAAAAGAGTCGTTGCCGTTGTCAATAATGGCGTGGATTGAATAAGTGCCGTCTGGATTAAGAAAGGCTTGAAATGTTGTTGTCATTTTTTATAACTCCGCACTTAATCCGATGTAGCCCGTACCGTTGGAAATGCTGAAATAAGGACGATACTGGACAACGCTGCTAACCAAAGTGTTGTCAATGGATACTGTTTTTGTACCCGCACCCACCGAAATCGTTGGGGTTGAACCCGTTAAAATTGCAGCTCCATCAAAAATAGATACGCTGGAATAATCAAGAGATGTCGGTACTACGCGCATTTCTACGGGTAATTGGTGGACAATTTTCGCCACCGTAGTAGATACGCCCGTACCCGTTCCACCCAAAAATCCGCTAGAAATGTTAGACCATCTGATGTAATACCTCTGACACAACGCCAACTCTCCCCCGATACTTCCACCAGCGCGAGAGAAGGTGGTAGCGGTTGAGCCAAGTTCTAGTTGTACGCCTGTAATGTCAAGGTAGTCGTTGGCCAGCGCGGTTCCTGTTGGGGTAAATTGGAAAAGGACTGATAATTCCGTAATCGTGCTTGGCAAAGTCATTGTTCCATTAAAGCGTTGCCATGTGGTTGTAAGAGTAGCGGTTGTTAAAGGAGTTGAAACCACTCCCGTATAACCAGCATTTACATTTTGGTCGGTACCTGTGCCTGTGTAGATAATAGGCACTAGAGCGTTGGAAGTTGCCGAATAGTTTGCGCCAGCGCGAGCATAAAACGAAAGAGTGACTTGCTTGCCAGCCAAAGAAATTGCGTTAGCACTTTCTAAGGATTGAGTAAATACTTGAGATGAAACACCAGTTTGTGCAGCGTTGCGCTGAACGCGGGCGCAATACTGAATGTTTGGAAGGTTTGTAGTATCTCCAGTTACTTGGCGCGAAATTGTTATTGCTTGGTTGGTATTTCCCGTTCCTGTGCACCAACGATCTGCGTTGTAATTGGAACTATAAACTTGAGATGCAGGGATTGCGATAGAAATACCGCGCTGCCATATGTCCATACCGCCGTTGATGATGGCGTTCTTGCCAGCAAAAGCAGACCAGTTAATCTTGTTGGTAGACGAAGTAAGGTCTTTGTTTGTAAGAGTATCTGTAGTTGCCCTACCAACAAGTGTATCTGTTGCATCTGGAATTGTGACTGTTTTGGCGGTTGTAAATTGAGTTGCCAAAGTACCAGTAGTCGCGGTTGTGTTACCAGAGGTATTTACAATTACACCTTTTGTGGCATCTGTTACATCTGCAAATGTTGGCTGATTTATTTGTGGTTGCGTTTGCAATACGGCATAGGAATTACCATTGGTTGCAGTTCCAGTGTAAAATTTTGACCCAGTAAACAGATACCAAACCCAAGAACCGCTTGTATTTCCGCTGTTTGAAGCACATGTAAAAATTGCTTTTGAATTTGGTGCCACAGACCCAAGGTTGTTTAATGCAAACGTCAAGACGGAAACTGAAAAATTGGAATAATTGACAATTTCAAATCTTTGACCTATATTTAGAGTTGCAACATCAGGAAGAGCAACAGATTGTCCAAAAGAGGAACCAGTAAAAACTTGCAGAGTGGTTGATGTTGCGGTGAGGTTTGTAGTACCACCAGTATTTACGGTGGTTGTATATCCTGGAACATCAAGTGCTCCATGTGCGCCAATTGTTGAATTGACGTGAGCATTGGCTTCGCGTATATCACGAGCAATAATTACGTGGCGAATAGGAGCGGCGGCGTTGTGTGAAATAGCCGTAGAACTATCAACACCACGAGTTATTGTAACTACAAGACCAGATACGTTCGTTACATCAACCAATTCCTCGTTTGCGTTGTTGTAATCAAGAGCAAGCGTAAATGGGTATTGAGTTGGCCAGCCAACGGTGGAACCTACAGACATGGTTGATGTTACATTTGTGATATTAAATGTAAGAGTTGTATCTTGCGCAGTACTGGAGTAATAGCGAAGTGTCATTTATTGTCCTATCTGGTTCTGTGTACGCGCGGCTTGAATTGCTCTTGTTGACGACGAATTTCCACAAGAAGTCTGTCTTGATACATTTGTTTAAGAAGTCTTGACATATTTGCACCAGTGCCAACTGGGTTTGCTCCTTGACCACCTACAGCGGCGGCCTCTGCGGATACTGTAGAAATGCGACCAAGGTCAAGATATGCTGCCATGCGGTAAGCCGCCCCAAGAACGACAACCTCGCGGCAGGAAGATGGAAGACCAGTTACGGTTTCAAAGACATCTGTTAAATTAACTAGCGTTGGTGGTTTGTTTGTATATCGAATAGATATAGTTCGGCCAGCGACTACTGGACTGTAAATTGTGATAGTTTTGCCAGTTGCCCATGTAGTTGGGTCTGCGACCAAATCAAGGCGAAAATCTTTAATTGGTATCCATTCTTTGGTGGGTCCAACAGTTTGCCATGCAACAGAAATTACATCTATGACATCTGCTGGTATGGAATACGTGTTTATTGCTGGTGAAAAAGAAAATGTGGTTGTTCCAATACCAAACAAATCTGGATACACCCCATCAATTGCAGCAGAAATGCTGCGTTCTACCTGCGAACGGGGAAACGATGGAGCAAGTGTTATGCGGGTACCAGCGCTGTGTGCGGCTGGAGTTGTTCCACGATAACCACGCCCATAGGGTGATACAACGGCAATATTGGTTGTACTGGAATAACTATCTATCCAAATTAGTTCATCATCAATTTCAACCAACCCTTTGGAAAGTTGAATATTGCCATTGGTGGTAAAAGTTAAATCGCCAGCAAGCATATTGCCCGCCAAAGATGTAGCCTGGTCTTGAAGTGCTGTATAACCAGAAAGGGTTATCAGCGTTTCATTGACTATATCTGAAAGTGTGGATGTCATTATGAAACAATCCTCCGAGCGGCTTCGTCTTCACCAAGTCCCATAGTGTTGTTATAAATCATGTTCAAAACCCCAGGGACATCAAGATAGAGGTTTTTGCCACCATTGCGAAATGCGTAGATGGCGTTTAGAGCGTCAATGCCACGAGACACTTGAACTCCAGTTACGTTTTTGCCCCATGTTGTGGCGGCACCGTTGAAGTCTAACTGTGGCACTCCATTGAGCAAAGTGCCAGCAAGACGATTAAGATGATAGACTGTTGTGAGTCCGTCTCCTGCGGCCATTTTTGCTCCTTAAATTACTTGCTATTACCTGGGTTGTTTGTTCCGCCTACACCATCATACTTGCCGTACTTATCCTCTGGACGGCCAGTCCAATTGGCTTGCTCCAACCCCTGTGGGGTTGTGACGTTCTTACCGCATCCGCAACTAGCGCACATTGTTTGCTCCTTATTTGACGTTATCTAGGAATTTCATTACTTCTGCTTTTTCAGCAGTCATTGTCTTGGCGCTACCCATAGTGTCTGCATTAAAAGCCATGCCAGACCTATCACTTGCGGCTATTGCCTCGTCAATATGTTTGCGGGTTGTACCCGCTGGTTGTATACCTTGTTTGCGAGCAGACCTGTAGTCGGCCAACTCTTTGTCCCACTTTTTCTGAGGCATTGAGTTAACTCTTGAGGCATCTCCAGGGTTCAATTCTAATGTCTTGACTTTACAAGCAAAGCAACCTTCCACGTATTCAGTGTGAAAATGCTCTGGTTCTTTATCTTCAAACTTGGGCAATTTCTTCCAAGTAATGTCACATTTGGTGCAACCATAAAGGGTAACTATAGACTTGCAATTACGCTTTCTGTCTATACCCCATGTGACAACCTTTGGTATGTGATTGCAGTCCATAAATCCCCTAAGAAACTGTGATGTAGGCGCCATAGCCCGCTGTAGTCAGCAGGGACACTTCGTTGGCTGTTATCGAGTAAACATGCCCACCTATGTATGCGTAACCACCAGCGGCTTGTGCGCTGGTAATTTCTGACACTTCAAATGTGCGCTTTTGGGTGGGGACTCCAGCCGCGGTAACAATGAGTGAATCTGCACGGTCTAACTTATAGCGATAAAACAATGAGTCAAAACCTGCTGGACCCTCGCGGGTGCTAGGCATTGTAAATGTGTATGTCGCCATATTTCCTTCTTGTTGAGAGGTAACCCCCTCCGAAGAGGGGGCCACCAATTTTTATCTAACTACTAGGCTCCAGTGTGGATTGAAGAGGTAGTTTCAATACGGACCAATGATGGGTCGCGGTAACGCTTCCATCCAAGCAGACCGTACCATCCGATTGGACGGAAACGACCCAACTTGTCAACGATTGGTCCAAGAACCATGTGTGGCTCTTCTCCAACCGCTTCTGCCAATGCTTGCTTACCAGCGAGCAGCGTACGGAATACGCGAACACCACCAGTAGCGTTGACATAGGTTGGTGTACCAAATGTTCCAGATGCACCAGTACCACCAACGCCATCACGGAAGTTGGCCATACGAGGTGACTCTACGAACATTGCACCTTCGTAGGTGCCGATAGTACCTGGCCAGAATTGGCTTACGCCTTCTGACGCGTACTTGTGGTCATCACGCCATCCGCCAGAACCAGTCTCAGCACGAAGGTCGTGTGAAACCTCTGGGTGGATTCCGCACCAGTAGTACTCGCCAGAGCGAGGAACTACGTTGTTGGCGCGCAACTTTGCAACACCGAAGCGGACGTCACGTGAGTGGAATGTGTCTGTTGATGTAACAGTCACGGTTCCAGCGGTACCTGATGTGTAGTTACCTTCATATGTAGATACGCGGCTACCAGAAACTTCGCCGATGGCGTTAGGGCCACCAGTGAGTTCTTGAAGTGCAACCGTGTCCAAGGAGTCCAACATGTTGAACGCGAGGATGTCAACCAGTGCTGGGTCAATGTCTGAGAAGGCAAGGAGTTCCAACTTACGGGTTGTAAGAGATGCGTTACCATACTCATTAAGAGTAACGGTAATTGGGGTTGTAGAACCGAGTGCTACTGCGTCTGGGTCAACCGTCTCAGTAAGAGCAGTCGTTGCGGCGGTCATGTCATTGTAGATGTTAAATACAATGGATGAACCAGGCATTGCTTGCTCTACTGGCTTCTTGTCCGCAAGGTCGCGGACCATAGGTTGAGCACGGAGCGCCATTTCGATGTAACGGTCATAGGCTGTTTGTACAACGGATGTACCAACCGAGGACGTTACGGAGTTATAGGCGTTTGCCATTTACGTTTATCCCTTTCGAGGGCTAGAATGGACTATCTGATTGGACGACCTGGAGTTTGGTACCCAAGACCAGTTAATGCGTCAAGTTCAGCCTTGGTCAAGTTAGGGTCACTAAGTTTGGCCGCAAGCGCTGCTTGGTCGCTTCCTGGTGTACCAGTTTGAGTCGAAGCATGGATGCGGGCTGCCGCATCTGCCGCTGCTTGTCTCTCTGGGTCTATTTGACCGTCATTGGATAAAGTGGTCTGGAAGCCGAATACATCAGCATTTTCAGTTAGCCACTTGTCAATCTGGTCTGGTGCCGTCACGTCCGCAGGAATAAACTTTGCGATTTGTGGCTTGACACCCTTTGTTGCTAAAGCAGTTTCGATTTCACGAGTCCGCTCCTTGGCTTTGTATTGCGCCAATTCGGCGTCCGCGGCAGCACGTGCAGTCTTTTCGGCATCTAATGCTTTGCGAAGTTGGGCTGGGCCCGTTTCCTTCACTGGTGCATCTTCAACTTCAATGGTGTATGTGTTACCTTCGTCATCTGTTACTGTCTTTGTTGCCATATCTGGCTCTCCCTTATTGGTTAAACGCAGGCCTAGTTGTAAATCGGGGAATAAACAACTGCTCCTACTTCCAGTCTTATGTTACGTAGCACCGACGCTGGCGGGTCGGGCAAGATTAAAATGCGGTGGCTTCGCTACCGCGTAGTGAGTTTTTATCAACTCCAGAAGAACCAGAGAACTGGTTTACTTCTTGTGCTTTTAGGTTAGTAAGGTCAACTTGAGCCTGCGCTCCACCTTGACCACCAAATGTAGCCGCAACTAATTGAGACTGTACATTGTTAGGGTCTTTGTAGATTGCCGCTAACTTCTGGTCTGTGTTAAGTTCAGTTCCAATTTGACCAAATCCCTGTTCGGCTTGAGATTGGGTTACCCCAAGAGCCGCATACTGCTCGGCTGTAGCCTGGTCAGTTGAAATGTTTTGACGGTTACCAGCAGCACCGAAGGTAGCGGCGGCTGTTTGACGTTGCAAGAGTGGCAAAGCGGTTTCTGGGTCAAGTGCGTGAGCAATCATGTCACTAGGAGTAAGCCCGTAGTAATTTTGAAGGGTCTGGGTGTAAAATGGGTCTTGGTTGGCAATGGACTTGGCCGCTGTGTTTACACGGTCTTGAAGTTCGGTTGGGGCTATGTCACCACCAATTAAGTTTCCAAGTTGTTCTTGGCTTGAATAAAACCCTGCTGGAACACCAGCCGCGTGAAAAATGTCGTTATATGAATTTTCCGTAGCAATGTAATCAGCCGCACTTAATGGCGTTAATCCGTTGGCTATACGGCCATTTGGACCGTAGTTGCCAGAAAACCGTGTCTGCCATGCTGTAGCAAGACCAGAGATTGCTGGGTCAGAATTCTTAATCGAGCCAGGGTCTTGGATAATTGCTTGAATGGTAGCGGCATCGTAATTGCTTTGTTGAAGTTTAAGTATGCCATTGCTGATAGAACCATCTGTATCAAGACCATAACCAGAAAGCGTTGACTTTAATAAGGCAAAAGCGTTCTGGTTACTTATTGTGTTATTAGCGGCATCAGTAGCGGTTGCATTTGCTGCGGCAGTTTTTGCCGTACCAGATGCCAGTAAGGCCGATGAATAGGTTGCAAAAGCACCCTGGTCTGTAAAAACGGTTCCATCTGAGGCGGTCCAGGTTTGGCTTGGGTCTGGTTTGGTAGTAGTGGGTGGTTTAACGGTGTCAACCGTTTTAGGGTCAATACCAGGGTCCATGTCTTTAACTCGTGCAGTTGTCGCCATTAGTGCACCAATCCAAATCCTTGAAGAATAGAACTGGCCGTATCCATCAAACTGTTACGAGCGTTGCCAGTAGTAAGCCATTCTGGAGTAGCCTTGATTTGACTCATAAACTGGTCAAGTGGAAGTGGGTTTGTCCCATCACCCTGTAAGGCTTTAGTAATCAATCCATTGGTTCCAGTGAAATCACCAAGAGTGAAGTTATCTGCTGGTTTTTCAAGCAAGTTGGATGCTGTTCCAAGGTATGAGCCAGCCAAAGACTGCACGCTTTCGCCATTGGCTATTTGAGCGGCAAATGGCTTGTAGAGTTGAGCGGCCTTGGTACGCATAGCGGCTTGCTCGCTATCAAGGGTTGTATAGCCTTGAGAGATAGCATCAGCCGTGCTGGTAAACCAGTCACCAGTAGCCTTGCCTTGTCCAGCGGCTCCAGTCCATTGGGATGGAAGCGTATTTGGGTTAATACCGTATTGTTGTGCGTATTGCTTGAGGCCAGCGGAAGTTGTAGCCAACTCACCTTCTGGAGTAAACTTGTCAGCCTGGGTGGAGATAGAAGCGTGAGAAGCCACAAAACGGTCAAGTGTTGTCTGGTCTGGCATATTGCTAAAATAAGCCTGTAAGAACGTATTGGTTCCGCTGTTGCCAGCGGCGGCGGCTTTAATCTGGTCTGGGGTTGGATTATCCCCAAGTGATTGACCAAAGATAGATGGGTCATAACCTTGACGTAGGGCAGACTCTTGAAGCAACTTTAACTTATCGTTGTATTGCTGTGCCCAAGCCTGTGTGTTGCCATAGAAGGCAGTGTCATAGTCACGTGTGGACTGTCCAACCTTTTGCCAATTTGGGTCTGCATAAACTGCCTGAGTAAACTTATCAGCAGTCCATCCACCCTTAATGGCTTGATTAAGGTAGTTTTCCATCCATGGTGTGGCAGCAGCCCAGGCTGCAATTCCGCCATATTTTTGGATAAATGACTTCTGCTCCGCATTAGTTGTAGCAGCATCCCAGCCAGAGTTTTCGCCCATTGGTGCGTTAGACGGAGTGCCTAATTGTCCAGCATGAACTGGTTGGTTTGATTTTGAAGACTTTGATGGTTCTGGTGTTTTACTTAGTGCTATCTGTGCTGAGCCATGGTCATTAGCAGAAGTTTGTTCTTGATTTTGAGTTGTAGCATTTTGCGCATCTTGTGCGTATTGAGCCAAAGCAGATTTAGCATTTGTTGTTCCACCACCAGTTTTAGTTGGGTCTTCTGGTTGTGCTGCTTTTTGTTCTTCTGCTTGTGCTTGAAGCGCTAAATGCAAAGATTGTTCTGCCAACCTACCGCGTGTTCCAGTAGAACTTTCTGTTACACGGGCAGACCAATAAGCAACTTGCTCATCAATAGATGCACTTGGAGATAAAGGCTTATTTGGGTCAATCTTTGTTTTTTTATCAGCCACTAAATGACCCCTTAAACTGGTCTGCCATGTTTTGCAGAGCGTTCATGTATGTGCCAGCAATGTTGTATTGCTTGGCTTCGCCAGTACCGCGAATAATGTTTTGAATAAATGATGTTGGGTCTACACCCTGGGTAAGCATAGAACCAGTCTGCGTAAATGGTTTTGCTGTATTTTGGTCATAGTTCAATTGACTGTGCTGCAAACCAGGGTTTGCCTTTTCAGCCGCAAGAAGTTCTTGACCATAATTAGCAATTTCTTCTGGCGTAGCCAAACGACCAACCAATTGTTGCATAGCAGCATTAACGATAGATGCAACATCTTGTGGGGATGTTCGCGTCTCGTAAGTGGTATTTACAGTTTTTGGTTGGTAGTTAAGGCCTACGGGAAGTCCATTTGCACTAATTAAACTAGTTTGTCCAGTTGTAGCGGCATACACCTGCCCAAAGGGGGATGTGCCACTTGCAGTATTTGCATTTGGGTTAATAGGCGTATTGCTTACTTGTACTGTTGGTGTACTACTACTCATTAGGTCACCTTCTTAAATACGCCGTTAATAACATTTGCAAGTTCTGGATTTGTTACAGCAAGATTTGTTACATAATCAAACCAAGCATTTTTAATCCGTGAATACTCTGGTGTAAACCGAAGTCCATGGTCAATGGTGTTTTGCTGTAGCAAAGCATGATAATCTGCATAACTTGCCAACAATTGCTGTATTCCAGGGGCTTGTGGGGAATTGCCAAGTTGATTCTTTGCATTTAACGTCTGCAAATCTGTCAATGCTTTTTTGGCATATTCTGTCCGAGTCGGATTCAAATAGTCAGCATACCAAATGGGGTTGCTTTCACCATACTGGGCAACAACATTTTTCCAAACAGTTGTAGCAGTATTTTGGGCAACCCGATTGCCCGTAGCCTGAGCGCTCTTCAAAACATTCTCGTAATCTGCCAAAGAAGGGCCCAAATCAGACCAACCTTTTGCAACAAATACAGATGTCAAAAAGTCTTTTGGAGCCAACGTTTCACGAAGGTGCATCGTGAGCAATTTCTGTTCAATCTTGAGTGAATCTGGCGTTCCAGCAACTTGTGGGACAAGATAGGCTGCTCCATTTGGATTGGATGTCATAATGTTCTTATTGGTCGCCAACCATTGAAGCGTGCTATTTGCCAAAGGTAAAGCCGCTCCACCAGCACCAGATGTTGTCTTGGATGTGGTGTAAACCACGCTACGGTCACCATACTTGTCCATAAACTCTGCCGTAGCAGTTTTAAGGTCAAGTCCTTGACCACCTTGAGACTTTGGAAGTGTCATGGTTACAAACTCAGACCGCAGTGTTTGTAGGTCTTTGTTGTAGTAGTCGTTGGAAACATTTGGAGACAACGGGAGGAAGAAAGCCAAAATACCCTTAACAAACAAGTTTGTTCGGGCATTGTGCTCAATTTTGTCCATAATGGCTTGCTGTTCGGCGGGTGGCATTTGCGCATAAGACAAAGTTCCATTTGAACCATCTGGGATATCGCCATGGTAGTAAGCCGCGGCCACAGCAGAAAGGAATGAGTTGTGAACCGTTGTTTCCTTGTCATCCATTGAAAAGCCGTTATATAAATCCCGAATAGATGAATTTGGAAGTAAAGCGTTAATCCAATCTGTTGCAGGATAGCCACCCGTAAGGGCGTTATCTGCTGGAGCAAGTGCTGGAAACATCTTGGTTATTTCTGTAAGAGCCAAGTTCGCAAATGGTCCTATTGAAGAAAGTTTCATTTCGGGCAATACGGACAAAAGCGACGAAGTGCTACCAGTTACAGATGATGGAAGCCCAACAAATTGCTTAAACCCAAGAGCGTTAAGTCCGCGAGCAACGCTGTTTCCAAACTCACCAATCAATGGGTAAACAATGTACTTGGTTCCATCGGAATCAGTGTGAACAAACCCTGGGTTATTAAGCCCTTGGTTAATCATCTGGAAGTCGCGAAAAGCCTGTGGATTGGTCTGAATGAGACGACCAACACGCTTTAGCGCCTGCTCCTGTGCAAAGTAGAACGGCATCACGTTACGGTGAATCATTGCAAACTGTGAGCGCAATGGTGGGTTGTGGATAAGCGGAATCATCTGCTTGGCGCCATTTTGGGCCGCTAGACGTACCGCATCATCATCCGTAATCAAACCAGCATCAACCATTGACTTAAATTGACGATATTGCTCAAAAGCGTAATGGTTGAAAATAGGTTCACGAGAAATAGAATCAATTACTGGATTGCTAAAAGTCCTATAACCAGTTTGGATAATGCGTTCCATTGGGTTAATGGTTGTTGGTGTATTTACACGACCAATAACCGCCAGTGGTTGCTGATTAACTGGAATCTCGTTAAGGTCTTTGGTGTAAGTTGGCTTACCATCTTTGATGTTGCGCATAATCGAAAGATGCTCAGTTCCGTCTGTACCAGTTGTCTGGCGGCGAAAATCTGAAACCTGATTACTTGCAAAATCATCAAGGTCGCCATATTTGAGACCAACCAACTTGGCACGTTCAACCTTATACAAATCTGGGTTCTTAACCCGTGCTGTATGTAGGTCGGCTATCTTTTGCCACTTTTGGTCTTGCGTAAGCGTGTCCCATTCTGGGGCGTTCTTTAAGCCACCAGGAACATGGTCCAAATAGTCTTTGGCAATATCACGAGCCATCTGCTCATTGCGCAACTTAGAAGCACCAAGAGCCCAAAGGCGATTAAACTGTGGGTCTTGACGACTAAAAAGGTCATAAAAGTTTTGGCCAGGTACGCGACTGTGGGTAAGTTGCTTCATACCCTGGTCAATTTCTTCATCAATCGCATTGCCATACTGGGCAAGGTGGTTAGATGCAGATGCGGCAGGAAGGGTCATGCCAGCGTATTGTTGCTGGAACTTGTGGATAAAC